AGAGTCAACACACGCACCAGATGGTTTGATGTTAAGTTTAGCAGCAGGCATGGGTAACATTTACGCAGCAGCAATTTTTGATTATAGAATATGAGAACAAAAACCAAACACAAAGTAAACGCAGTTACACCGAGATTATCTGATGAAGACATTGACCCGATTGAACAAGACGATGGTGACAACATATCAAACCTGGTTATTGAAGGGTGGTTACCCTGGGACCCGGAAGATATTTTAGACATCAAGCGTTTGATTGTTGATAAGATGCCAGTAAAACAGCAGCATATTTTAGAATCATTTTTAGACGGATTAAATTATACAGATGTTGGCGTTACAGAAAAGTATTGGCGTTACCATTTTGCTAAGGGCGTTGAGTTTATTAAAAAGGAATTGAAACTATGAGTCATTTCATCGTTGAACACAGATACAAAGGACATTATGTTATGGAAACGCTTAGTGGTGTGGAGGACATCGACACGAGCCGCTATGAAAATTTATTGGGGATCTGGGTTTGTGACAGCTTCGAGGAGCTACAGATCATGGAAAAAGAACTTAGGGAGATGAGACATGCAAGATCCGGTAAACCATCCTAAACACTACACGGAGCACCCGTCTGGTATCGAGTGCATTCAGATCACAGAGCACATGGGTTTTAATTTAGGTAACGCACTAAAATATATTTGGCGTTGTGATTTAAAACTTGATGCTGTTGAGGATTTACGCAAAGCCCGTTGGTACATTGATCGTGAGTTAGCTAAGCGTACCAAAATAAACGCAGCAGATCCGGAGTGTGGACGATGAACGCTTTTATTTTTGTGTCAGTCATTTGTGTAGGAAGTACTTGTGGTTTTATGACAAGCCCCGACTATATATCTGAAAAAGAATGTAACGAGTACAAAAAAGAATTTGTGTCCAATAAGTTTGGGCCTAACGTAACACTAGCAGCGTATCAGTGCATGCTATTTAAACCAGGGGTAAAAGTATGATTATTGAAGTAGATGACGATTGCGTAGATATGATCATCCAGGCTGCGCTGGTAAAAGATTACGTTTACCTAACAGATGATTTAAAAACAGAAAAGAAAAACCCAGGTCACCTACATGAGGATGACGCCGCTGCTTATGCAGAGACAGTCAAAGGCATTGAGATCCTGGCCCGATGGTATTTTGTACACGGCGAGTTTGACAAGGCAGTTAAAAAACTTAGGAAAAGCAAATGAAAGAATACACACACTTTGATTTAGAAGATGCCATCTACAAAGTATGGCAGACAGCCGATGATATTGAGACATTGTTTAAGTATCATGGCGACGCAGAAAAGCCCATGACAGAAGACGAAGTAGCAAATACGTTGTTAGGTCTTAAGCAGTTACATGAAATGCGTTGCTGGCAATTGATGGATATGTCAGCCCGAGTATTTAAACTAAATCAGTACTGCACTGATCCAGTTAAATTAGCCGCAAGAAATGATATGTTTGGAGATGTACACGATTTTTTAAATGAGATTAAACCAAAAAAGAAAGGAAGTAAAAAATGAGCGAGAAAGAGCTCCCGTCAATTGACGATTTTGTAGTAAATATTGAGATGTCAGTAAAAGAAGTAAACGCATTGTTGAACGTACTTAACACACCAAACCAAGTACCAACAACAACGTACGTGGCATTTATTAACATGATCCAAATGCAGGCAGGCCCTCAGGTTAAGAAGGCAGAAGAAAGCCTTGCAGCTGTAGCAAAGGCACAAGATGAATCTAAAGCAGCTTCTTAAGCGAGCAGGTGTAAGCAATAACATCATAGCTGAGGTCGAGCGCAAAGCCAAGATGACAACGGCGCAGCAGGAGATCGAGCACCAGGAAAAGGCTGCAGCGATGGCCAAAATGATGCTCAATGATGTTATGCCTCACCTACATAGTGCAATAAGCAAAACGCCCCCATCAAAGCCTAAAAAGACTATTATTGTGCCGGATGACATGTAGGGCGGTTTTAAGCAATAGTTTGCATTATTATATATAGGACACGTCGTGAGACGCTCCTATCTACCCTGATCGTAAAATAAGATCACAGGCTGCCGATCTGCCTGCATAGAAAATCGGCACTTTTACACACATCACACACAGGAGATTTACCATGGTTTCACCATTTGAATTGCGCTTTTCTATTTTTAACACAGCTAAAGATCTTATGATCAAGCAACATGAGGCTAACTTGGCCGCATGGGAAGTAATCAACAAGACATCAAAAGAGGCTGCAGATTTGGCTCCGAAGTTCCCAACAACTGAAGAGATCATCGACAAGGCTATTGAGATCAATACCTTTATCAGCGGTCAGACAACTAAAGAATTAGCTAACGTGGCCAAGAAATTGGCTGGTGTTTCAGTAATATTCTAAAAGCATTTTGAGCCGTATTTGCATAAAATACGGCTCATTCCCGAGCACTCGCGGAAGCTGCGTGATCTAATCTACAATCACTGAGGTTATAGCCCACCAAGAAACAGAAGGGTTAACTTTACAATAACTTATAAAAACTTTACAATCATGGCAACTAAACCCGGCTTGTACGCAAATATCCATAATAAACAGGAGCGCATAAAAAACGGCTCCGGCGAAAAGATGCGCAAACCTGGAACAAAAGGTGCCCCCACCGCAGCAGCATTTAAAGAATCAGCAAAGACCGCAACCATGAAAAAAGGCGGCGGCGTCTCACTGGCAGTAGGCCGTGGTGAGAAGTTACCAGTATCAAAAGGCGCAGGCCTAACAGCCAAGGGCCGTGCTAAATATAACGCAGCCACTGGCTCAAATTTAAAAGCCCCACAGCCTCAAGGCGGGGCACGCAAAGACTCATTCTGTGCACGCATGTCAGGCATGCCAGGTCCGATGAAGGACGAGAACGGCAAACCAACACGCAAAGCAGCATCACTAAAAAGGTGGAAATGTGGTAGCTAAAAAGAAATTTACCGAAGAAATGGCAAAGACCGTTTTAGAACTCGGTCAACATGGTGCGTCACAAAAAGCAATGTACTCAGCAATTGGTGTTAGCAAAGCAACGGCAGCCAAGTGGAAACAAGATGACCCATTCTTTGCCGAGACCATGGACATGGCAACAACCTATGGCCAAGCGTTTTGGGAAAACATGATGTTGGCAAACATCGACAACCGAGGCTTTAACAGCCGGGTTGCTGAAATAGCATTACGTGGCCAGTATCCGGATGATTACAAAGACAGTCGTGAAATTAAATCAACAGTAAAGCAAGAGATTGTGGTTGACTTTAATAAAGAGATTAGTGAATTGATCGCCGCCCTAAAAGTTTAAGAATATATTTTTTCAGTTTTACCCAAAAAGGCATCCCAAAAGGGTGCCTTTTTTGCATTATTATATATACCTTAAACAGACTTGAAAGACTTAAATGACCGCACATGCACTCCTAAGCGCATCAGGATCGAAACGATGGCTATCCTGCACACCCAGCGCTAAACTTGAGGCAACTCTCCCAGAACAAAAACGTGGCTCCGGCGCATTTGACTTTAGTCAAGAAGGCACCATGGCCCACTCCCTGGCAGAAGCTAAGTTAAGACATTATTACAATCAAATTGGAATAGAGGAGTATCAGCGTGAAGAAGAAATTATTAAAGCAACACCCTACTACAACGACGATTTCGAGGCTCACGTCGATAGCTACGTACTATATGTCCGTAGCCAGATCGGCGAAGGAGACACTCCGCTCTTTGAGCAGCGGGTTGACTTTAGCGATTGGGTTCCCGACGGTTTTGGTACAGCGGACGTGGTCATACTTTCTAAGTCTGCCATTCGTGTCATCGACCTCAAGTTCGGCAAAGGAGTTCCTGTATCGGCAATTGACAATACCCAGCTACGACTATACGCTCTCGGAGCATGGTCAAAGTTTAAGGAAGAGTATCCCGATATTAAAGAAGTATCCTACACGATCCACCAGCCTCGCCTGGACAGCATATCAACTGATGGGACTTCCGTTGCTAAACTTGTCGATTGGGCAAACTACTTTGTCAAGCCAAAGGCTAAAAAGGCTTGGAGCGGAGCAGGCGAGTTCCTCCCAGGTGATTGGTGCCAATTCTGCCGTGCAAAAGCGCAATGCAGAGCACGCAGCGACTACAATACGGAACTCGCTAAGCAGGAGTTTAAAGCGCCAGCCCTTTTAACTGAGGATGAAGTTAGTGTTGTTTTAGTAAAAGCTCAGAACCTTAGAACCTGGGTAAACGATGTAGAAGAGTTTGCATTGACACGAGCAGTAGAACAAGAAATTGTGCCACCAGGTTACAAGCTCTCTACTACAGTAACCCATCGTAAGATCGCTGACAGCGCCTTAGCGGCCACGGTTTTGGTTGAGAAGGGTATGGACCCAGAAGTTATTTGGGAGGCTCCTAAGCTCAAATCTATTGCTGCGTTAGAGAAGTTAGGACCAAAAGGACAGATCACGGCGTGGCTAGGCGACCTAGTAATTCGTCCAGAGGGCCAGCCAAAATTAGTACGTGTTAAAGAAGATGCCAAGGAGGATTTCTCATGAGCACTTGGTTAATTGCAGCGATGGGTGTAGTGTATTTTGTGGTTGCCATTGATCAGTTTGTTAAAGGTGGCGTGGGGACTGGCATCATGTTCCTGGGCTACGCAATGGGCAACGTGGGTTTGGTGATGGTTGCTAAATAAAGGATGCTATGGACGTTACATGTTACGGGGCCAATATTGAGATCCCGGATGTTTTGATTGACAAGTATGCAAGAGATTTTGAGTGCCTCCCAGGTAAGGGTATGTACGCAGAAGTTAACCAGTTAAGAAGTTCTATTGGTGAAATTGTGGACATCATATCCGAAGAGCCCGAGCTGTTGCATGAGTTTGAATATAGGTCGGATTTTATTAAGGCCCTGGCAATGAAGAAAGCGATGGAGATTCATGGAATCTACTACGACGCCTAACAAAAAAGAGCAGCAAAAAATGTTGTACGAAATGCGTAACAAGAATGAAAAAACTTTAGCCGATTACTACCGGAAAAAACTATTTCATATTGTGAAACCAAAAAGTAGTTAGTTTTTGCATTATTATGTGTATGGGTAGACAGACTGACCCCAACTGAAGATCAGTCTTAATGTTAAAAAGGAATTAAAGATCATGGCATCAAAATCTACAAAAACCAAGTTTGTAACTGGCAAAGTACGTTTCTCTTACGCTAATGTGTTCGCACCGGCTGAGACACCTAACGGCACTTTAAAGTATTCTGTTTCTATCCTGATCCCAAAATCAGACACAGATACTGTTAATCGCTTTAAGAAAGCATTTGAGGATACCAAGACAGCTAACGCTGCAGTATGGGGTGGCTCGATTCCTAAGACGCTTAAAGGCGGTTTACGTGACGGTGATGCGGAGAAAGATGATCCAGCGTATGCAGGTCATTATTTTATCAACGCCAGCTCTAACGAAAAGCCTGGCATCGTTGACCAAGATTTAAACCCTATCATCGACACCAGCGAGTTTTACAGTGGTTGCTATGGTCGTGCCTCGATCACATTGTATCCGTACGATACAAGCGGATCTAAGGGTATTGCAGCAGGTCTTAACAACGTTCAGAAGCTAGAGGACGGTGAGAAGTTTGGTGGCTCTACAACAGCAGCAGCAGACTTCGCAGTATAAGTTTTACGGGGGAAAAGGGTGAGCGCCGGCATGTAGGCTTTTTCATGGATCATGCTACCCCCACCTATCAGTAGCACCAGGGAGTGTCCGTAGAAACTGCGGCCTCCCTTTTTCATCAACCATATAACATAGAGAATAATAAATGGATCAGTATCAAGAGTACATTGCCGCCAGCCGTTACGCACGTTTTGTGGACGACAAAAAACGACGTGAAACATGGAGTGAAACCGTAGAACGTTACGTGGATTATATTTTTAGCCGTACCCCAGCAATCACCGCAAATTCTGCGTTGAAAGAAGAATTATTCTCCGCAATTAAAAACCTAGAACTAATGCCGTCCATGCGCGCCATGATGACTGCAGGAAAGAGTGCCGATCGTGACAATACTTGCGTCTATAATTGCTCGTATCTCCCAGTGGATGACCCCAAGAGCTTCGACGAAGCTATGTTTATTTTGTTGTGTGGAACTGGAGTTGGATTTTCGGTCGAATCGAAATACATTAACCAGTTGCCCGAGGTGCCAGAGAAACTTTTTGAGTCAGACCATACCATTGCAGTCCACGACTCCAAAGAAGGATGGGCCAAATCACTACGTTTACTCCTCGCAAACCTCTGGGCTGGAGAAATTCCGAAGTGGGACGTGTCCAATGTCCGTGCTGCCGGAACACGACTCAAAACTTTTGGTGGAAGAGCTTCCGGGCCGGAACCATTAGTAGACTTGTTTAAGTTTACTGTTAACATGTTTAAGCATGCACAAGGCCGTCGATTAAACTCCCTGGAGTGTCATGACTTAATGTGTAAAATTGGTGAGGTAGTTGTAGTGGGTGGCGTGCGTCGCTCTGCAATGATCTCGTTATCTGATCTTGATGATGAAAGGATTCGTCATGCGAAAGCTGGACCATGGTGGGATACCGCACCACACAGAGCCCTTGCAAATAACAGTGCTGTCTACAATGAAACTCCTACCGTTGGTAAATTCATGGAAGAGTGGCTTTCTCTTTACAATTCTCATTCTGGTGAGCGT